AAGAAGTAGCTGAATACGATAAAGATTACTTCAATGATTTGTTTGAAGCTGTAGGCGCAGAAGAAACCGAAGATGGTGAAGAAAAGCCAAAGACTAAATCTAAAGGCAAGAAATCGGAAGAACCTGCAGAATAACAGAATGAGGGGTGCGTATGCATCCCTCTTTTTTACTACAAAGGGGGCAATATGACACCTACTGATATTTGCAACATGGCTTTGTCATTAATCAATGGCGGTAGGATATACGGCCTTGATGAAGAAACAGAAACGGCTAGACAATGTAGATTGCACTATGATGCTACACGCAAGATGCTACTTTCACAATATGAATGGAATTTTGCACGTAAGCGTGAAGAGTGCGTGTTATCTGAACATAAGTTAGCTGGCTATGAATATGTATATGCGTATCCGGAAAAATGCATCCGTATCCTTGGGGTAATTCCTAAAGGGGAAAGATTTAGAACGGATAGCCAAAAAGAATATGATGTATTTACCTTTGACGATAACACAAAATATATCGTGAGTGATGTACCGCTTGCGTACATCGATTACGTTTACGATGTGCAAGATATAGATGTATTCAGTCCTGTATTCGTACAGGCCTTGAAGTCTAAAATGGGGGCAGAACTAGCCATGCCATTAACTGGAAACAGTGGCTTATTCGACCAATGCTACAAACTCTATCAAGCAGCAACGCAAGAAGCTAAATCATTGAGTGCTAAAGAACGTAGGCAAGATATGCCATATATTTCTAACTATGTAAAAGCAAGGAGTTGGTAATCATGAAACCAATGTATATATCACAACTTGCATTTACAACTGGTGAGATTTCGCCTGATGTATCTAGGCGCTTTGACCTAGATCAATTCAAAAGTGCGTTGCTATTAGCAGAAAATGCAGTCATTAGACCTTACGGGGCGGTGGCTAGACGGCAAGGGTCAGAGTATATAGGGCAAGTTAAAAACAAGGATAAATCGACACGTCTATTTGAATTTACGGCTGAGAAGAATAAATCATTTTTACTTGAGATTGGCGAACGGTACATCCGAGTGTGGCGGAATGGTATCTATACAGGTATCGAACTAGAAACACCATTTGAAAGCGATGTAGTCGATAAATTGAACTGCATCCAAAGTGGTGATGTAATGTTTATTTGTAGTGGTAAATACCCTGTTAAAACGCTATCACGATATAGTGATACTGACTGGCGATTTAATACATACAAGTTATCAGAGCAACCATACGGCGAAGTTAACATCGACAAAGAAAGTACTGTAATCTTGAATGGCGATACACTAACCGCCACAAAGGATGTATTCAATGCTGATATGGTTGGTTCAGTCATGCAGATTGAACATTTTGTTAAAGCAGTAAGCACCAGTAAAACTGGCGAAGTAATACAACGTACTGAATATGTTACACGTGAAAGACACGGCGGATATAGTAGACTTGTTGGTGAGGATTACAATAATATCAATTACGATGTAGAACAATTTAGTGCTGATGAGGATTTATCGTGGAAATTCACATCACATGGCACTTGGAATGGCACTGTTAAAATCCAAATCAGCAATGACAACGGCACTACATGGAAAGATTATAGGGTATATACATCCAACAATGACTACAACGTAACCGACACAGGCAAGGTTACACCTAGTGCTAAATTGAAAGTTGTATCTGATTTGAAAGGTGGTAGCGTTAATGTAGACCTATCATTCTTGCCACATTCTAATTATGGTGTAGTTGAAATCAAAGAATTTGTTGATAGTAAGCACGTTAAAGTCAATGTATTGAATAGCGTTGTAGATAACGAAGCAACCTCTAAATTCAGATTTGGACAATGGGGCAAAGGCCTTGGTTATCCTCGTGTATGTACGTTTTACCAAGATAGATTTATCCTAGCATCTAGTAATCAATATCCTAACTACATATGGTTTAGTCGCACAGGTGATTATTCCAACTTTGGTGTAGAAAAGGTAGGCGGTACGATTACAGATGATAGTGCAATCACACTACCAGTAATTAACCGCAAAATGTATGACATTAGACATTTAATACCTGCTAATGATTTATTGATTTTAACCAGTGGTAACGAATGGATTATAGATGGTTCTAAGACTATTACACCTACTAACTGCAATCTACGCACACAAACCCAACGTGGTGCATCTGAATGTGAGCCACAATACATAGGGAATAGATGCGTGTATGTACAGGCTAGAGGGTGTGTAGTGCGTGATTTAGGATATTCCTATGAAAGCGATAACTACACAGGGGCTGACTTAACTCTATTCGTTAAGCATTTAACAAAGTATCGTAACTTTATTACAAGCGCTTATGCACAAGATCCAGATAGTATCGTTTACTACGTAACAGATGATGGCAATATCGATTGTCTAACTTACATTCCTGAGCAAAAGGTGTATGCATGGTCGCACTTCACCACAAAAGGCAAATACAAATACGCTGAGAGTGTGGCTGAGGGCGAACAAGACAGTTTGTATGTAATCGTAGAGCGTGATTTCAAAAGCGGTACAGTCATGTGTATTGAACGATTTGAGCCAATGTATAACGCTGATAATAATAATGTGTACATGGATTGTTACATTCGACAAACTAGCACAGAGAATATCAGCACTATTACAGTACCTCATTTGATTGGTGAGAATGTGCAAATCGTTGTAAATGGTAGGGAACGGCCAATTAAGGAAGTACCACCTACGGCAATTATTAATATCGATGGTGAGGCGCAAAGCGTAGCTGTTGGTATTAACTACACTACACGATTACGTATTCCGAGTATTGAAATGCAAATACAAGATGGTACATTACAAGGCCGACTATTAACAATGAGTAGGCTATCACTCAATATCTTAAATTCGTTCGGTGGCAAAATCGGAAGAAACTTCAACCATATGGATGATATTTCATTACCGCCACTCAAATTATATAGTGGCGATAAGGTATGTATATTGCCAAAATTCGATGGAGTGTACTCAACCGATGCATCTGTATGTATTTTGCACGAAAAACCTTATCCATTTAACCTTTTAAGCGTTACAAGAGAAATAGAAATAGGTGGTGGTTTCCCAAATGTTACAGGACTTTGATATTTGCCCTGTAAGGCACATTTCATTAATTCATGACTTATATATCAACTTACGAGCCATAGACACCTTAGAGGTCAATATAGCGAACCAAAATTTTCCGAATTACGGAAAAAATGATTTTGTAAGGGATATTTGTAGTGATGATTACGAAAACCACATTGTAATTGAGAATGATGTACCAATAGCCGTATATGGTATCTCAAAAAAGCCAATCAACGGAATGTACTGTATTTATTTCCTAGGGAATAAGATACTGGATACGAATTTGAAATTGCAAAAAGAATTTCTGAAACGAAGTAACGCAATCATAAAAGAGTGGTTATCCACTCATGAATGTTTATTCAATTTCATACATAAGAAAAATAACCGCTCGAAGCGATGGCTAACATCACTAGGAGCGGTTATTCATTCTGATATAACACATAACGGAATGGAACTATTTACATTGAGAAAGGGGGATGCGAATGTGTAATCCTATTGCATTGATGGCAGGTCAATTGGTTACTCAGTTATGGGGCCAGCATCAACAGACCAAAGCACAAACTGCAATGTATAATGCACAGGCACAAGCAGCGGAAGCTAATGCACGTATATCTGATAGGAAACAACAGGATATTGCCAATCAAGCACTACAGGAGCGAGATAAGATGGACAATAAAATGCGGTTGATTGCAGGTCAGAATACGGCAGAAGCAGGCGCTACAGGGTTATCCATGAGTGGTACACCATTACAGTTAATGGCTAGTAGCTACGATGAATACAACAAAGATATTAACAATTGGGAAACTAGCAAAAACAATAGCATCTACAATGAATATCTGAATGGGGTTAATTATCGCAATGAAGCTAGTAGTGCAAGAGCAGCTGCATCTAATGCTAAAACGCAAGGGCGATTGCAAATGCTCGGTACTATCTTGAGTGGTGCATCTAGCATGTACGGATTGAAACAACAATATGCAGGTAGTAGCGCAAGTACTAAAAAGTACAAAACTGTATATGGTGGCGATACAACGTTTGATGCATTTAGTGGAATGCGACAAGCGGACACAATGCGAATGGAAAACGGCACAGGGCCATCATCTGTTATTACTGTACGTAAGGTTAGATATAGGTAGGCTGATATGAAACTTGTTAATTATGAAAGCCAAGAACAACTAAATACCATCAATGGACAAATACACAATTACGCAAATGAAATTGCGTATGGTGCAGACCAAAGCGGATTGCGTAGCATCGCCAATGGTATTGCTAATATTAACGAACAGTATCAAAAAAAACTTGATGAAGATCTAAATATCGCCTACATGAACGCTGAAACAGATTACAAAAAACGCATTTCAGATGCACTAACAAATGAGGATAGCGGATTACTGCATACTTCATTAGGTGGTGCAGCTAATATCGGATACTCATTCAATGAAATTGAAAGTAAGGCTAGACACGAAATACTCGATAATCTACCTAATAATAATCGGATTAGAGATAGATTTTTGAGAATGGCAGATAATGATACAATCGCCAATAGCACAAGGGTTCAAGTACACGAGCGGTCAGAACGTGAAAAGTACAAGGATGTTACGTTTAATAATAACCTAGACCAATCAAAACAAATCGCCGTGCTTGGGTTTAACAACCCTAATGTAGTACAAACTGCATTAGATGGTATTGGTAAGAATATCGAATTAATGTATGGTGATCGTGGCGAAGAATTTGTAAAAGGGAAAAAGCAAGAAGTATACGATACTATAGGTCAAAGTGTTGTAAATGAAGCAGTAACAAGAAACGATATAAAATACGGCCCACAGGTTATTGCAGCGTTACGGCAAGCAGGGGTTAGCGAGGGAATACTAGCCAAAGCTGATGCAGCATTTCAACAGGTTAATTCGCAACAAACTATAAACGGAAAGATTTCTGGCGATGTTGATACATATGGTGAGGGTGGACGAGAAAAAGCAGCCGATGCATATGTAAATGGATTAAGAAATCAAAACAAAGGCGGTTCTATCAACATTGCTGCATTAGATAGTGCGGTAAATGGTTCTATTGGTAAGCCTTATGTGCTAGGTAGTGATGGTGGAGATGCTACTGATTGCGGTAAATTCACACTTGATACATTAGCAAGTGCAGGGGTTACTTTGAATTATAGAACGGCTGATGGACAATACCTACAAGCTGAACAAGAGGGAAAACTTACAACTGATATTTCACAGGCTAAAAAGGGCGATTTAGTATTCTGGCACGTTCCAAGTAATGAAGCTAGATGGGCAACAAGTGATGACCCTAACGCTATTAATTCAGATGATAAGGCCTATAAAGGGGTAACACATGTAGGTGTATATATGGGCGATGGTAAAGTCGCACAAGCTGGTAGTAGCGGTGTATCCATTGTTGGTGCTGATATTTACCCTATAGTTGGTATCGGTAAGTTTAGTGGAAGCGGTAGACAATTAACTGATGGTGAGTTGTTAGAAGAACGCAATATGTATTTAAAAGCATATGATGTTGAAGTTGGAAAGCGGAAAAAGGCACGTGCTGAAGAATTGGACAGGCAGAAGAAAGCTATTCAACTACAGTATTTAGAAATGCAGAAAAACGGAGCGTCTAATGCTGAGTTGGCTAATTTTCTTGATAACGCTACTGCAGGTAACGAGGAACTAACACTTGCATTTGGTGGTGTTAGAAATAAATATATAGCGGCTGAACGAGCAGAAGCGACTGCAGCTAATAATGCAGCATACAAAACTAACATTGTACAGATGATACAAAATGGCACACCTGCTAGCGATATTTTGAAATACGCAGCAGAAAACGGAAGTCTTTCTATGCAAGAAATGAGCCAATTAAACAAAGAATTAACAGATAGAGATAACGGAACAGGTTCATATTCTGTTGATTTATCCGCCGTTCAATCTGTAATGAGTGATGCAATGGACGGATTAAAAGATAGTCAAAAAGGCTTGTTTAAAGATGGTTTTAGAAAAGATTTTAGTGCATGGTATCAACAGTACATGATGGAACATGGAGAGCCACCAAGCGTTGGTGATCAGATATGGTATGCAAATCAAATTGCAGGCCCTAAAGTTATACAAACAACACAAGTAGACCATTTCTGGGAAAGCGGAGAAAACTATCAAAGCAATGTGGCACTTGCAACGTTACGTGGTGCAGGATATGTAGACTACAAGCCAGTAATAGGTGATGATGGCGGACACTACGTAAGGTTATATAGAAATGGTGGTACGGACGAAAACGGCGATTACAACGATTACGATGAACGCACATTCCATCAAACATTTGGTGATTTAGATAATTAAGGAGATAGCATAATGGCTAATCAATGGCATTTTAACAAGTATCAACCGAACGGCACAGTCAACTTAAACGAGCATCAAACAGATTTAAAACCTGTTAATGGTGTTATTGGCAATGCTATTGATGCGGTATCTTCTATTGCTGATACTGTAAAGGATAAGCCGTTCATAGTTGATACAACAGGTAATGACAATAAAATGCTTGTTGCTGATAGATTAAAAGCGATTGCAGATGCAACAGGCATTGACCCTAGCATTGCATATAATGCAACATTCAGAACATCAGCATTACAATTCAAATATAACAATGATGAGTTGAAAGCCAATGCTGCACTTGAATATGCTAATAAACTAAACATCGGTGCTGATGTAATTATGAATAGCAATGAAGATGGATTTAGAACTGCTGCAACATTAGCTGCACAAGTTGATAGAGGTAGAACAGTACAAGAAATCTATGATGAATACCCAGAAATGTATAAAGTTAAATACAACTCACAAGCTGAGGGTATTCAAGCTATCCAAAATTTACAATCAGTAAAAGCTACACGTGGTATTTTTGATAGTATCCAACAAAGCGTATGGGCCATGAATGACCAAATGAAACTAGGCGATGTTGGTTTTGAAATGGCACATACCACCGATACGGATAGAATTAAAGAACTCAACGATGAAATGGAACGCTTGCAAGGTAACTTGCAACAATACAGAAAAACTGATGCTCTAAATCCGTTACAATCTATTGTTGGTGATACGGCAGCACAAGCCTACATGATGGGTAAACAAGGCGGTAGAGGAGCAATTATAGGCGGTGCAATTGGTGCAATCATAGGTGGTTTAACTACAGATGGTGTAGGTATAGGCGCAGGTGCAGCAACTGGTGCTAAATGGGGTGGCGGTGCTGACATGGCATACGAAATGTACAAAATGTCATTCGGCAACAAATACCTAGAACTCATCAATAAACGTGATGCAAATGGTAACAAAGTATACTCTAATGATGAAGCCTATAAATACGCTATGACATATGCTGCAGTTGATACTGGTATTGAAATGGCATCTACACGTTTTATGGTTAAGGGAATTGGTAAGGTAGCACCTAAAGCGGTTATGTCAAAAGTATTACAAGGTGCTACAAGTGATACAATCGCAACATTCAATAGAGGTATCGGTACTACTGTTGCACAAATGGCCAAAGCATCTGTTAAGGCTGGCGGTTCTGAATTAGTTGAAGAGGGATTGCAAGACATTAACGAGAAATTCCAACATAACCTATACCGCAATGATAATGACCCAGAGGGAGTATATTCCGTAGGTGATATGGCAGTAGGTGCAGGCGGTGCAATGTTGCAAGCACTACCAGCTGTTATCGGTTTGGGTGCAATCGGTGGCGGTGTGAGTGGTATTCACACTATGAAAGCCTTTCACGAATTTCAAAAGCTAACACCAGAGCAGCAACAACAAGCCGTGATGGCTGAGCAAAATCGAAATGGTAACGCTATCATGCAAGCATTGAAGCAAGATGCATCTTCAAACAAAATGGCAAAAGAAAACCCTGAGTTGTACGGAAAGATTGTACAAGCACAGGGCGATAATGTAGGTGTATCTACTGCATATGTAAATGTCAATGAAATGGCGGAAACCGAAGAGGGGCAACAAGCCATTAAGAATATGATTGATAGTGGTTTGGTAACGCAAGAGGAAGTATCGAAGAGTATCGAAGCTAATGCAGATATTCCTGTACCAATCGGAAAGTATGCACAATTAAGCGGTGGCTTGACGGAAGAAACTGTAAAGGCACTAGAAGAAAGTACATACTTTACTCGTGGCGGTATGAGTATGAAAACCCTTGAACGTGCAAAAGCGGAAGTAGAAGCCTTTAATAATAACCTAGTTGATGCTACAGAAAAGAAAGCTGAACGTGTTAAAGAAAGCATTATCCGTGATGAATTTGAAGATGCAAGCGATGTAGATCGTGAAGTGCTAGACCAAGTATTTGCTAATCCTACACAGGTTAAGCAAGCGTATAATAACTTGTACAAAAACCTAGTGCAAGAGTATCGTGAAAACTACGCAAGCGACTTTGACAACATGGACAATGATATTAAAGAAGCTACGGCAAGTGGTGTAGAGCCACAATGGCTGACTGATTACAAGTCTAATAATGGCGGTAAATCACCACGCACAAATGCAGAACGTAGACGAGCAGCGTACCATTCAAGCGTAGCAAAAGCACAAACTGCATTTGCTGATAATACGGAAGCACTTAATCAAAGCAATATCCATCATGCTGATATGGAGCATACGCTACAACAAATTGAAAGCCTTGAACGCTTGCATGATAAGATTTTTACATTAGCAGATAACGATATATCGTTACGGATGCAATTATCCAAGAGTGGCTACGAAGTGTACAACAAAGTAGTTAAAGCGATTGGTGAAAGTACCGATAGAAAACAACGTGAAACGGCAAAAGCTAATGCGTTGTTGATGGCACAACACGCTGATATAATGGCACAATATATGCGACAAATGGGCCGTGGTGGTTATACTGCTATGGATTATTTCCGTGATAGCGTGCGTATCAACATGAATGCTAA